TGCTCAATTTGGAACTCCTTAGAGATGAAGAAGCCAACGACCCATTCTACCTTTCACCGAAATTGAGTATCAACGCCGGAGCAGACAACTTGGATGATGATGACCCTATTGAACCCGATACATCACCGGAACCGGAAGAACCGGAACCGGAAGAAATCAGACAAGTCGAACCTACTCAATCGAAGAGGGCTGATGAGTGATGGTTGGTAACCAAGTCGTAACTAACAGCGGTGTTTTCAAAAGATTAGCCGCCGCTTGGCGACATATCGGACGCACGGTTGAAGACACGTTAAGTCCTAATATCCAAAAGAAGATTGCTCATTACATTCTCCACGTAGCCCAACAAAAGGTTCCCGTTCGCACGGGCGCACTACGGGCGAGCGGCAGGGTTACTAAGGACGAGACAAAGAAGGCCATGATGGTCAAGTTTGGCAATCATCAAGTCAACTATGCGGCTGTGGTGGAATACGGTCGAGCAACCTATCGACCCTTCGCTCCACGACCGTATATCCGACCCGCTGTTGCTATGGCACAGAAGCGATTCAAGGGTATAGCGAAAATCGAAATGAAGGTCACAAAGGGCAAGTGGCCGAGGCGGATAATCTAAACTATCAGATAGAAACCTATATTAGGGGGAACCCCCTCCCATCAATCAGAGAGCAGGGGAAGGGCGATTGTTCGTTGGTCCGGCACCGCCCTTCTCTCTCCAATTCCGTTATGAACCGTATCGGCGACAGAGGCCGGTATGCTCACAGGTCGTATAGTCGATGATGACGAGACGTGGACGAGTATTCGGGGGACCGAACAGCCCGTCGCTATCGAATACAGGGTGCAGGTTCCAATTACTGACGTAAAGGCTGTTGGAGACGACGTCCGTATTCGCGGACCCGTCTATGTCGGGGACGATGAAATGCTCGACCGACACAACGAACTCGTTGATTCTGACGCGATACTTCGCGCATGGGATGACTACGAGAAGAACCCGGTCATCCTATACAACCATTCCAAGACATACGGAGTTATCGGTCTGATGGAGAATGTCGAGAAGGGAGAATACGAGACCCCCGACGGTCGAACCCTATCGGTCCCCATAGGAACCGCGCTCATTGACGGCGGTGAGGATTCAATCGTTCGGAAAATCAAGAAGGGAATGTTGAGAGCGTTCAGCATTGGATTCATTGCCAAAGCCGGAGTAAAGGAATGTGCAGACGAAGATTCGTGCTATCTCAAGTTCACAGAGATTGAATGGTTAGAGACCTCGGTGGTCGACGTGCCGGCTTCACCCGGCGCACTGTTCAGTGTCGAGAAATCAATCGTGTTCGGAAATGGAAAGTCGAAGGCTATTACATACGATAGGGCAACACAACTCTCTGACTTCGACAAATCCGAGAAGTCCGAAGCATGTTGCGGCGGTTGCGCGAGCAATAATGAGAAGCACGTCATTGCGGTTGAAGAGACCGAGGACTCATACGTAATCGAGTTCGGGAAGTCCGACATGGATATGCCGGCGGAAGACGCTGGTTATGAAGATGAGAAGTCAACAGCCGAGCAGTTAAGCGAAATCAAGGCTGAAATCGCAAACCTCCGCTCTCTGTTCAAGACCGATTTGCTTAATACCCCTCTCTCACAGACGCCATCTCAACCCCCCGGTGAGAATAACATGACTGACGAAGAGATTCAAGACGAAGACCTCATCACGGTCGTCGAAGAAGCATCTGCGGAGAAGTCGGTTGTTGGCGGCGAAGGTTACCCGGAAGATGGGAAGCCTGTAATGCCTAAAGACGACCCTGCGCCCGTAGAAGAAGCACCCGCTGAAGAAGCACCGGCTGAAGAACCTGCTAAGGAAGAGGCTCCAAAGAAGTCAAGTTCCAAGAAGACCAAGTCAGAGGACTTGGAGGAAGAGGAAGAACTTGAGGAAGAGGAATCCGAAGAGGAACTTGAAGAAGAAGAGGAAGAACTTGAGGAATCCGAAGAGGAAGCCGAAGAGGAAGCCGAAGAAGAACTTGAGGAAGAGGAAGAGGCTGAACTACCCGAAGAGGTCGTTGAAGAGTCATCTGACCTTCCAACCACTGTCGAAGTCCTTATGCACGTAGCAAAAGGACTTGACGCTGTGACTGATTCAGTCGCAACACTACATGCTAAGTTCGATGAGAACGAAGCACTCAAAACTGCGTTGACCGAGGCAGAGGCGCGTATCGCATCTCTGACCGAAGAGAAGGCGGCTATCGAACAGGAGAAGGAGATTGAGGCAGAGGTCTCAAAGCGACTCGCTGACGTTATGGCTGAACTTGGTCTGAAAGACGCAACCCCTGTGCGAAAGACACTTGTCGAGACAACCGCACCTACCCCGTCCGAGACGGACATTACACGATTCGACCCAACCCCAAAGGTAACACCGGGAATGAACGGCCTCGCTAAGTGGCTGGAAGCCCGCATCTCGGAGCGTTAGGTCGAACCAAAAACAAAATCAATGGAGAATGATGAAAAATGTCGAACGAAATGAACTTTAATGACGTTGTAGAACGCGTAAAGGACGCTCTTGCCGGTGCCGCAACAACCACAGGTCAGACCTTCCTTCCTACGGAGACCGCAGACGAAATCATCCAATTGGTCTATGAGCGTAACTTCATGCGAAGTTTGTTCCCGTCCATGCCGATGAGCCGCCGAATGATGAAGGTGCCAAAACTAACAGGCTCCGTCAACTTCCACGGTATGTCTTTGAACACCGCTGTATCGGGCGCTGGCTCGGTTCAGACAGGCGTTGCCACACCCGAGTCAAGTCAGACCTCCAACGAAATTACGTTGGAACTCAAGACCATGATGGCTAACGTGCCTATCGGTAACTATCTTATCGCATACGGTGTAGAAGGTTTGTTGTCTGTTCTCCGAGACGACATTGCATCTCGCTTGGCTTTCAACGAGCAGTCCCTATTCATCAACGGTGATACAGAGACCGGAACTTCATACGCAGACAACATCAACGGTATTTACAACGCTTCCACAAACGCGAGTGGCGTCGGTGATACAAGCAACGACTACCTATTGCTCTTCGATGGACTACGAAAGTGGGCGCTATCCACAAGCGGTGCAACCACAGTCGACATTTCGTCGGGTGGTGCAGGTGCGGCTTTCACATTAGCCGCTCTACGAAGTGCAATCAACAACCTCGGTGTCTATGCAGACAACCGTGACGAACTTTGTCTAATCGTTCCTCGTAACCTTGAGGTTCAATTGCTTGGTATGACTGAATTGCAGACCGTCGACAAATACGGACCCGGTGCAACCATCCTCTCCGGAGAACTTGGCCGCATCTACGGTATCCGTGTCTTCGCTACCGGAACCATTGCTACAAACTTGAACATCACAGGTAAATACGCAACCGGCGGTTCCACTGTGCAGAACACAACCACCGCTCTACTGCTAAACCTTCGCTCACCAATCATTGGTAACAGCACTGTCGCAGAACGCCGATTCGCTATTGGCTTCCACGACGAGCCAACGAAGGACCGATTCGTGCTAATCCCACGTCAAGACGTCGCATTCAACGTGCGCTACCCTGACGCTATCTGTGCGATTATCGGAATCAGCACCATCTGATTAGGCTTCCTTAGCCTCTTCAAGACGGGCGTGTTGGCGCTCCCTCTCAATCCGGTCGAGCGAAAGCCGCTTAAACCGGAAAGGGAGAGTCAACAGCATGGCCGCATTGGATTATTGCACACTCGCCGAAGTCGAAGCATACGCCGGAGTGAACTTCTCCGATGGAATCGGACCAACCGACAGCGAAGTCGGAACGATGATTACCAATGCGTCGAGGTTGCTCGACTCGTATGCCGGTTTTCAATTGGCGGGGACAGAGACCTACACTGAATGGTTCGACGCGACTAACGGTCTCGATAGGGTAGTCCTATCCAACCGTCCTGTATCGTCGGTCACCTCGCTCGCCTACGTCAAATCTGATGGAACCGAAGAGTCCCAATTGGAAGGGCGAAAGCGAGACGGGAAGGACGAATGGTG